TAAAGATCATTACTCGTTGCTCGCAACTTGTTGTCCTTCTGCATTAACAAGAGAATAAAATATATAATCCTCTGGTATTGCAGTTGATGCTTGTGATGATGGGAAGTTATCACCCAACCACTCTATAGTATCAGTAAGATCGTCATCGACCTCAGAGAATACAAACTCTGAATTCTTCAGTGCAGTCCATAGATCATTTGGTAGAATGTCTTTATACACTTCATATGATGCATTAATAGCATCAACATCAGAACTAGAATTCCAACCAGTTGATCTTAAGTATAGTACAGGCTTGCCCAATTGAGCAGCATATTTCTCAATGAAATTATCAAGATAGAAAGTGTTGTAGTTATTCATGTTCCTCTTTACAGTTCATTTTCATCAGTATAGAACTTATCCCAATCTACTGGAACAAGATCATCAACATCCAAGTCTTTCATAAGTTTTAGAATATTAGTTGTAACCTTCCTCTTAGCACGTTCACCACGTTGAGCAAGTCTCCACAGATTCTCCTCATTACTCTTCCAGAAGTCATTACTTGCTTGCTCCTGAGTCTCAACCCACTGATCAGCATCATTCTCATCCATGAATGCAGGAGCATCTGTTACTCCATCATCCAACTTACCATTTGGATATAGTTTTCTATAGTTTTTTGGATCAACTGGGAACTTAAGTTCATGTGTATACTTAAAATACTTTAAACCTGATGACTCGCCATTCTCGTCGTCAAACATAGGGTCAGTTGGTGATGGTAATGATTTATCCCTTAACCATTGTCTCCACTTAACCCAATCATCTTTCTCTCCTGTATACTTTTCTGTAATGTCAGGTAATACCCTCCAATCAGATAGTTCTAACATATTATGTTTTTGTTTGTAAAGTTTTCTCCATCTCTGCTCCCAGTGGACTATATCACTATCAATTTCCTTTACTTTCTCTTCTACCTTTAGATTAGCAACTTCTTTAACGACAAAGAAGAAGTCTTGAACTTGAGTATAGAATGCTTCTGCTTGTTCCTTTGTTGCTGAGGTAAATGAATATACTTTGGGATATGATGTGTTATTAGAGAAATCATATACAGTCTTACGTCTCTGACAAAAATACATCCCATCATTAAAGAACTGGATAAATTCAAGTTGATCTTTATCACTGTGCCAGAACTCATCCACTTCAGTTTCAAAAAACTTTGTAATTAGTTCTTTATCCACTAAAGTTCTTCCATGCTGCCTATTTGCATCGAAGTCGTAATAGATGTCAATTGGAAAGCTTTCAGTGAAAGATCCATTCAAAAAGTCAGCTTCTAGTAATAATTTTTTTACTGTAAACGCCATGAGAGTTACTTACCTTTGATGTACCATCCTGTTATTATGTATTTATCTTGAGTCATGACTGTGTTTCCTTTATGTGTATGAGTAAATCCACCAGGCCAAATAACAACAGTACCTACAGTTGGTTTGATTCTACGTCTTTGATATAAAAACTCAGTCTCTGCTTCTCCATCTGGCATGTCATTCAGATAAATCATCCAAACTAAATCTCTTAAAGAATGTGCCATATCACCATTTTCATGATGCCATAGATGATAACCACCGCCTGGTGGAGTTCGTTGCACTTTAATATCAGTAGATATCAATGGTTGTTTCCTCAATGCCTGATACTTGTTTATATAATGCTTAGCACATGATTTAAGAACTTGATTTATTTGTATAACAAGTTCTCTATTTGCATAATTTAATAGAAATGCAAAATCTTGTCTGTTAAGAGCACCATCATAAAACTCTTCTGATTTATGCACTGTCTCCTTATCATCTAGATCTTGATCATCATAGTTAACAGTACACCCTGTGTTCTGAATCTTATCAGCGTAATTAATAATAGTCTCACATAATGGTTTTGGCATAAAATTGGGCCACACACCAATAAAGTCGTCGAATTCGACTTTAGTAATTTTTGGGTCTAGCATCAATTCAAGGGGTCTATAATCAGGAATTCCAGTCATATTAATAAGCTTTGATCATGTATTTAGTCTTGTGGAAAGGGTTCAATATTGGAACTTGTCGTTGTGGTCTCATTGTAACATCTGGGGTTGGTTTTTTAAAGTTACTACTAAATTTAAACAGTCCTTCTGTCATATCCATGAAAATATCATTCTGTGTAAATGATACTTGAAGTGCTCCAGCAGCACCACCAGTACCAGCAGGAGAAACTGAAGTGACTTTAAAGAATGATCCAGCAGCATTAAATGCAGTATTCCAAAGATCGAATGTTAGTTCCTCACCAACACTATAATTTTGTCCAGGACTAACAATTTGATTAATCCTTACTCTTGTATCACCAAGTGGGTTAGGAGTAGCATCTATAGTTGGCCAAGGTGTTAGAGTAACGTTTAATATCATACCTGTACCTGTTCCAGACTGACCACTAGCATAAATCATATTCACATCAGTTGTGACCGAATCATTAACAGTTTGCCAATAACCACTGCTACCTGTGAGACGATATGTCCACTGATTAAGGGATTTACCAACCCAAGCACCTTCTATCAATACAGAATTAATAAGTCTGTCTTCCCATATTTCAAATGTTTGTAATCCTCCACTAATACCTCCACCTAAACCAGAACCTTCAGGTGCATTTGGATTACCTAAACCTGCTACGTTACCACCAGTGAAATCTGTGTTAGGATTTTCAATAACAGACTCAGTAAGCATATGTGAGTGTGTAAGTGTACCTCCAGCACCAAGAGGATTATACACTTCAACTATGAATTTGGATGCTTGTGTGTCAACAACTGCAGAGCAAAGATTCTGACCAAGAGCAGCATCGGGTGTAAGACCAGTTGATTGTAATGTTTGACCTTGTATTGCCGCTACAGGAGAAATCCACCATGTCATAAAATTAGTGACTCTATTTATGTCTCCTGATTCAGGACCAAATTCAGTTTGACCAAAACCCAACCAGTTCTGTTCTCTTGTTTCGTTAATAGGGTAATCAGTAGGTAAATTGTCCTCGATCCACTGATCAACAGTAGTATCTCCACCCAAATATTGTCGCAATTCCGCGGTAAATAAGCTTAGCTGAGCGAACCATATTTTCCATCCATCTATAATTCTTGCAGCATCGGTACCACCTGAACCAGGAATTGTGATTTCAATAGGTCCATGATCCCGATAATCAGGTTCCCCAGGTATTGGAGAACCTGTGTGGAACATACCTTTACCACCACGATCTTTCCATGGAATGAGTGGATCCACACCAGTGTTTTGATCATTCTCTACTACAGCAGAAAGGTATAAATGATCATGCTCTGGTGGTTTAACTATTACTTCTTGCAAAGGTCCAATCTGTGCAGTAACTATACCCTGAATATCAAATGTAACATCATCAGTAACAGTTTCCAATCCTCGTAATTTTACAGTACCAAGAGAGAAGAACTGTGAATTAAGACCTGCATCATTTGTAGGCGGTCCCTGAATCTGTTCTAATGGTTGTACACCAAACGAGTCAACTCTATCAAAGTACCAGTATCCACCTTCAGCACCAACAGAATTGAAATTTTTACCAGGTGTAGATACAGGCAAGAATGCTGAACCACCTCTAGAAGAGTCCACTAATCCAACACCACATAGTCTTCTGTTCCTATAATCAGGTAAGTTAAACACACCACTATATGTTGCTGTACCATTAATGTCCAACTGTCTATCACCATTACCACCATAGGTATTACCAATGACCTCCCATAATGCCCAATATTGTACAACATCAAGTTGTTGACCTTCACATGCAATAAATCCAGCATATCTACTACCAAGACTACCATCTGTAGTACCATATGTTGAAGTAGCACCTTCCTTTAGAATAGGAATAACTGTACCTATAGGATAACCATCAAACTTCTCAGTCTTTTTACTATACCACTTACCTAAATTAGTTTGTGCTGGTGGTACAACAGCATATGTTGTTACTGTCCATGTAAATGGATTATTAATTGAACCAGTACCAACCCTAATTTGTGTAAACTCTGGTGTGTCTAAATTTGAGGAAGATTTAATAATCAGAAAGAAACTGGTGTTAAGTGCAGGATCAAATGTTCTTGGTCCTTCTACTGGTGTATCAAAGTCAATAGAAATCAATGCATTATACCCACCAATAGATTGAATAGTAACTGGTAGATTAATACCACTAATAGTTACAGGAGCACTAGAGATAAAAGTATCTGGTATTTGATTAGTTTTATCTGCTGGTGGTAAGAATGCTGCATCAGTATCTGGTCCACTATTCGTTACAACAGTCCATGTTGGGATAGTTAAAGAACCAACATTAATTTGTAGTTCTTTGGGATCACCGAAACTTGTAGATGATTGTAAGTAAATGGTTAATGTATCACCATTCGTTACATCTGTTGGAAATACACCAATAGAACCATTATTTTTCTTAACTCTTACGAGAGTAGCATCAGTAGATACAACATCTACAGGTACTGTTAGACCAGCACCTAATCCAGTAATACCACCTGAGGGTTGTTCATCTGATCCAATAAGGGTATCTGCTTCAGCATTATTAACATCAGTAAAACTAAATGGATCAGGTGCTGAAGATAGATTTGCTCCAGTAGTAATAGTCCACGTGGATCCAGCAATAACATCACCAATACTTAAATCTGTTGATCTTGGAGTATTTGCTGTTGCTGCTGTGAGCATTCTTATTTGTAAATAATCACCATTACTAACAGTTCCTTGGTTAGCACTAAATGTTGTACCATCCAATACATCAAAACCATCAGCATTTGTTGTAGTAGTATTAA